CTTTTGTCCAGTATTCGTCGGTGGACGTATAACTGTTTCCGTGTTGCTTGACTAGTTTCTGGTGTAGGCCAAGTGCTAAACTAGTCATCTCCTCATCCTGACCGAACCATGTGTTGCGCTCTTGCCACGCAGCAGCCCGTGGGTCAGGGCGAGGTACTTGGGCTTCCGATTCGCTTTTTACACTAGTTTTTTCATTTTGTAAAGAGGGCACATATTCTCGCGCTCTCTGTAGCTTATAGTTGGCATTAGATATTTTCTCTTGTGCCTCAACAAGCCTGTCAGAATCCCCCATATCATAAGCTTCTTTATAAGCCCGTTTGGCGGAATCCAACTCCATTTCTGCGGCGTTTTTATATACGTCTAGATAGGTTTTTTCACCCTCGGACAGTCGTCCTTTCAGAGCTTTATTTTCCTCCAGTACCCGTTTAGCGTACTCGATGGCTTCCTGCTGCTCTCGACGGGCTTGATCTTTCTCACGACGCTCGTCATGCCACACCTTTTTCATCTGCTTTAGGCGGATTTTGACTTTCTCGGAATAATCCTCTAGCTCATCTTGCTCAAGCTCTTCAACTATTTTCTGCGGTAAAGGCTCTTTACCCCTATCTTCAGGAGGGGTATCATCTTCAATCTCAAACTCAATAGGCTCTTCTTGCCCTTTGGCTAATTTTTCCTGTTGTTCATCAGGAAATTCATATTCAACTTTATCCATTTACTTCTCCTTATGCGCGGCTAATGCCACGAGGGTCTTGGACAACAGCATCAACTGTGTCTTCGTTAATCATGCGGAATTCTTTTCCGTGAATCTTTAGACGTGAACCGCTATTAGAACGAAGAACAACAAAATCCCCCGGCTTACACCACGGGCCAGTTGGATATCGTGTCTTGTCTGTATAGCAATCGGGGCCTAATGCCACGACAAAAAATACCGTGCTGAGAACTTCTTCATAGTGCACTGTGGTACCTGCTTTGACTAATCCACTTTCATACTTGTCGTCAACTTCAGGAAGTGCTACCAAAATTTTGTACCCGACAGGTGTAGGTAGTTGTTTAGCTTTATCTTCTGCTGATTGTGGTACTTCACCGTGCTCTGTTGCAATGATTAATGATTCAGTCATCGTCGCTACGCTCCATTTGGTCTGCAAGGTCTAATAAAAATCCTTCTGCGATGGATAGACCCCGAATCTCCCCGCATATTGCACGATACTCTGTGTAATCTTTTGCAGTGCCGTTGCTCACAGCGTGAGCTAGTTGCGCCTGTTTTTCGTTAATTTTGTCTCTAACGATTGCTAATGCTTTGTCCATTACTCACCTTTAGTTGGTTTTTTTGGTTGCGATTGTGATTGTGATTGACCACGTTGTTGCTGCATCTGCTGTCGATCTTTTGTAATTTGTGCCCCTAATCGCATACCCTCTAAACGCATATTGTTTTCATGGGTTGCTTTATCATTAGTGATCTTGGCACCAAGTTGTGCTCCAGCAATTTCCTTCTGTGCGGCAATACGAGCTTCTTCAATAGTAAGTTGCTTGAGTTTAGCTGCGGCGTCCACAGTAAGTTTCTTCTCTTTAAGTGCAAGTTCGCCTTGTTTAATTTCCAATTCTTTCTGTTGCATCTGAACAATCGGGTCTTGTGCCGCTTGTTGTGCTTGCTGTTGTGCCATTTCGGCTTGGTCTTTCTGTAACAATTTCTGTGCAGCTTGGGCCATTAGTTGAGACATCTGAACTTCAATCTCAGGCGACATCTCTTCATCCATCTTAGGCAACGGTATACCCATCTGCTCTTCAATCTGTTTGCGATACTCAAACGCTATGTGCTCGTTGATATGCGCCATCATTGCTGCACCCATTACTTGCGCTTGTGGGTTTTGTCCAACCATTTGCATAATCTTAGGGTCTTGCATAGCCGCTTGGTGTACTGCGATATGAGCCTGATGGTCTTGGTAAATAAACGCCTTGACCGGTTTCATATTTAGTATTGCCATGTTTTCTGACACAGGGTCTCTTGGCTTGTGATCTTCCGCGCTAGGAATTAACTTACCTATATTCTTAATACCCAGCACCTCCAGCATCTGCCGGTTAAGTTCTACTTGATCGTATATCTGTGGGTTAGATTGCGCCATTTGCATGACTGCTTGGTACTGCACTACCTTTTGCGCCATCGTTGCAGCGTTAGGGTCTGATACTGGAATTACTTCTACGTTGTCGTAGTCAGATTTTTTAGCGCGGCGTGAGCCTTCTGTTGGCTCGTACTCATAGTCCTCTGGTGTGTAGTTAGCGATGATTGTTTTGAGTAGACGGAACTCTTGTTTCATAGCGTAGTGAATTCGTGCTTGAACCGCACTCATCACCTTAAGAGTTCTCTCCAACATAGCCAGCGTTGTACCCACTGGGGAGTTAGCCGACATATCACTAATTTTCAGATCAGCAGCAGAGGCAAAACGACGGCCCTCATCTACAATCTTGTCCATCAACGCCATCAATACTTGGCTTGGTTCTTTATATGGTAGAGGAAGAATGTTGTCTCGTATGGTGCCTGACGCCACATCCACATCACGCCACTCACCGGGAGAAATCGGTGTATCGTCGCCTTTAGTGCGCATGCCTTTGGTCTTTAAACCACCGGGCAAATTAGATAGCGTACCTGCATCAACCAACTGACGGAGTAGCGATGTGCCACTCTTGGCGTACGCGCCAATTAAGTGAATCAAACCGAAGTGATAAAAGCCAAAACCGGGGATGTAGCCGTAATGCACAAAGTGATTACGCTTTTGTTTTAGTTTATCTTCTGGTTCCCAGTTACGACGAATAGCCAATACTTCTTGCGAAGATTTATCTATAGTGACGATGTAAGGTAATGCTATACCGGTCTCTTCATCATCCTCATCTACATCTTCAAAGCCTTCTAAGTCCAGATAGACATGCATCTCTAATAGTTTGTAGCGATCATCTGATGTAGCACGAAAGCCCATCTTTTCAGCAATCTTCTTCTCTACCTCATCAAGCGTATTACTTGGCGCGGGCATGTCAATATTTCTGTAGAACCCAGCGTTCTGTAGTCGCTTTATTTCGTTCTCAGTTTTGCGCATAACATGCGTTACCCGCTCGGCTGTCTCTAGATTAGATGCACCATAAGGCACAACCACATCCTCTGCGGGCACGAAAATAGCTACTTGCCTATCAAGCGACGGATCAAAATACACTTTCTTAAACGCGTTACCAGATAAACCCAAGCCCCACAACATACGCTCATGCTCACCACGATACTCAGTCATCACATCGGTGAGCTGGTAATTCATATCATTCTGTACGCGCTCGGCAGATGCTTTCTTCGCTGGGGTTTCTTTGCCAACAATTTGTGTTTTAACCGGGCCAGCCGCAGGGAACGTTTCCATGATCGTCTCACTCTGGAATTTAACCAAAGCTTCTGCGAGTAACGGGTGGTATACTCCACAGGCTCCTTCCCAAGGTTCGGCTCGTTCTTCAATTTTCATCCCCAATAGTTCTAAACCATCTACGTACGTCTGCATCCAGTCTTTGCGACTAGAGATATCCTCATCAAACTCACCTAGTAAATCTCCTGCAATCGTTGCTAAAACATCTTCAGGTAGTTGATCTGCAAGGTTGGAGTTAAACTCATCGTCCTCTTCTTTTCCCGGCTCAATCTCGATCTCAAGATCGCCCATGCCGATCGTTACTGATTCTGGGTCTTCAATCTCAATCTCTATAGCACCGTCATCTAGGGTCGGATCGTTCATATCCGATAAACCTATCGGAGCTTGGTTTAGTGCTTTGTCGATGCTCATAATTTATCCTTAGTAATACGGGCGCTGCCGCTTAAATTCTCTAACTTCGTCCGGCTCATCCAATAGTGTGCGGATATAGCCACCTCGTCTAAATCTCATCATTGCCATAGACACCGAGTCCACATAGTCATCATGTTCCCCACCGGGGAAGGACGCAACCTCGTCTACAACTTCTTCAGCCCATTGGGTGTTGGGTACCCAGACTCGTCCTGATGCAAACAAATCGGCGACCGCATTGATTCTTGAAATCTTGTCGTTCCCTTTTGAGGGGGTGAACTCTTGTACTGGGATACCCATTGCTCGCATCTCGTAGATAAGGGGGGAGCCTGATGCCTTTTTCTCCACAATGATTGAGTCTGGTTCCCATTCTTTAAATTCTTCAATTGCTTTCCTTTTAAGCGACGGAAACTCTAGTCGGTCTCGAAACGCATTTAGCAAGATAATATTTGCCTGAGTTATCCCAGCATCATCTGGTTGATAAAACACCCCCCACGTCGTACATGCGCTATAGTCGGCCCTGTTGTTTTTCTCAAACGCCGTATCCCAACTCTGTAGCACAAACTCACACTGGGGTGGATTGTCGTATTCCCAAATTTTCCACCATTCCCTCTTTACTATCGCCGCAGATTCCGATGTCGGGTTCTGCATATACTGCGCCATCCACTTCTGGTTAGGAAGTTCTTCCTTTAGCGCCATCAATTCTTTTAACGACCAGAACTGAGGCCATAGTGGGTTGCCACTTGGTAGTATCGCAGGAAACTCAATAACCTCCCACTCTTCCCCGCCACGTTGCGCCGCGCTCTTTATTACCTGACCAGTCAAGTCTTTTTTCGACCAGCGGGTCATAACTATAATAATAGCCCCACCCGGCTGTAGTCGCTGACGCGGCCCTGACGTATACCACTCGTAGACCTTATCGTAGATTTCCGGGT